ATAGATGCGCCGCCCGCTGTAGGTTCTACGACCAGCGTTGCTCGCACGGATGAAGCCACGGACCAGCCTGTGCAGGAGTTTGTGTTTGATGGGGAGATCTTAGGACCTGAACTCGATGTAAGCACGGAGGTTGTTCCCCCGCAGGAAGGCGTGACGATTGATCAAACGATCCCTCGTGACTTGGTTGTCCCTACCCAGCCCCCAGTCTCCACAGAACCCGATCTCGCCGTAGAGCAAGAGACAAGCCCTCTTGTGCTTGTAAGCACTGTGGATGACGAGCCTCCTGTTGAACGTGAGCAGCCACCGGCTGCTGCGGTTGACGAGGAAGAAGATACCGGCGGCGAAGGTGGCGAAGACACCGAGGTCGCGGTCGAGGTTGAGCCAGACGAGGACGGCGAATGCCCGCCCGGGTTTGTCCGGCGTCTGGTAGACGGACAGTACACCTGTGTCCCCGAAGAAGAAGAAGTCCTCGAAGAAGAGGAAGAGCCCGCCTTCGAATGTCCTCCGGGCTTCCGTCGGGTTCAAATGGCCAACGGCGGATTTACTTGTGTGCCTGAGATGGCTCGTCCCCGGGTCGGACCGTTTACCCAGACCGTTGACGTCAGCGGCCTGCAAGGGCGCACCGTGTTCCGTCCGGGAACTAGGAGACCTTAATGAACCTGCAGGCTCTGCCTGAAGAAGCGCTCAAGGAGATCTTGGCGCTTACGGAAGCGAAGAAGCGGCTGGACCTGCGCGAGCAGGCCCAGCATCACTTCATGCCCTTCGCACACCACGTCTACGAGAACTTCATCGAGGGCCGGCACCACCGGATCATTGCCGAGAAGCTCGAGCGCGTGGCGCGTGGCGAGCTGAAGCGCCTGATCATCAACATGCCGCCTCGTCATTCGAAGTCGGAGTTCGCGTCATTCCTGATGCCCGCGTGGTTCCTTGGCCGGAACCCGAAGCTCAAGATCATCCAAGCGACGCACAACACCGAGCTTGCTGTTCGCTTCGGCCGCAAGGTCCGAGATCTAATCGACGACCCGGCCTACAAAGACATCTTTCCGAACACGATTCTCAAGGAGGACAACAAAGGTGCGGGCAAATGGGGGACTGACAAAGGTGGCGAATACTTTGCTGCTGGTGTGGGCGCTGCAGTTACAGGTCGCGGCGCGGACCTGTTTATCATTGACGACCCTCACTCGGAACAGGACGCGCTAAGCGAGACTGCCTTCGACCACGCATACGAGTGGTACACCTCTGGTCCTCGACAGCGTCTGCAGCCGGGTGGTGCGATCATTCTCGTTATGACGCGCTGGGGGAAGAAGGATTTGACCGGCCGCCTGCTGGCAGCGCAGTCAAGCGACAGCATGTCGGACCAGTGGGAGGTCGTGGAGTTCCCGGCGCTGCTGCCGTCGGGGCGTCCGCTCTGGCCGGAGTTCTGGGAAAAGGATGCGCTGCTCTCGATCAAGGCATCGCTGCCGCTCGGCAAGTGGGCCGCGCAGTGGCAGCAGCAGCCGACGAGCGAAGGCTCGGCGATCGTGCGGAAAGAATGGTGGCGCCGGTGGGAGAAGGAAAAGATCCCGCCGCTCAAGTACATCATCCAAGCATACGATACGGCGTTCTCGAAAAAGGAAACGGCCGACTACTCCGCCATCACGACATGGGGGATATTCGAGCCGGACGAGGGAACGAGGGACAACATCATCCTGCTGGATGCCCAGCGCGGCCGGTGGAACTTTCCGGAGCTCAAGGAGGTCGCCTTCGAGGAGCACCAGTACTGGGAACCGGACATGGTCATCGTCGAAGCGAAGGCCACGGGTAAACCTCTGATTGACGAGCTACGGGCACGGGGCATCCCGGCGCTGGGCTTCTCGCCCGGTAGACGCGCGGGCGGCGGTGGTGTAGATAAGACAACAAGAATGCATATGGTATCCCCGCTGTTTGAGGCCGGCTTGGTATGGGCTCCCGAGGACAAGAGGTTTGCCGAAGAGGTCATCGAAGAGGTCACGTCGTTTCCGAATGGCGATCATGACGACTTTTGTGATAGCATGACCTTGGCTTTGATACGTTTCCGTCAAGGCGGATTCGTCACGATACACGACGAGGAGCAGCTTGATTTCGCAGATCAGGTGCCTCGTAAACGGGAGTACTACTGATGGCGCTACCCCCACAGCCGTTCGGCAACATGGTAGAGCGCGGCATGGGCCCCGCTGGTCCAATGGACGAGGCCAGCGTGGATATTCCTGTCAACATGCCCGAGGACTTTGCGGGCGGCGCTCAGATTACCGAGATGCCAGACGGCGGCGCGCTGATCGAGGCGCTCGCGGGCATGGAGGCCATGTCTGCTGAAGAGCTGATCCCGTTCGACGCAAACCTCTCCGAGTTTCTGGAAGACGACACGCTTGGCGACATCGCAAGCGATCTGGTCGGCGCCTACGAGGACGACCTCGCCTCCCGTCAGGATTGGGAAGAAACCTACACCAAGGGCCTCGATCTTCTGGGCGTTCAGTCCGAAGAGCGCAGCACTCCGTTCGAGGGCGCATCTGGCGTGACCCATCCGCTCATTGCGGAAAGCGTAACCCAGTTCCAAGCGCAGGCGTACAAGGAGCTGCTTCCTTCCGGAGGCCCGGTCAAGACGCAGGTCATCGGCGCGCACACAGCCGAGCGGACTGAGCAGGCCCAGCGCGTCAAGGATTACATGAACTACCTGATCATGGACAAGATGGAGGAGTACGATCCGGATACGGATCAGATGCTGTTCTATCTCCCGCTGTCAGGCTCGACCTTCAAGAAGGTCTACTTCGACACCACCAAGCAACGGCCAGTGTCCAAGTTTATCCCGGCGCAGGACGTCGTGATTCCGTACTCGGCAACTGACTTGATCAGCGCACCGCGGATCACGCATGTTCTGAAGATGACCGACAACGAGGTGCGCAAGCTCCAAGTTTCGGGGTTCTACCGCGACGTAGAGTTGACCAGTGGCTCCGACGAGGAGAGCAACGAGGTCAAGAAGAAGGTCGACGAGCTGCAGGGCACGTCACGCTCTTCGTACACAGACGATGTCCGCACTCTGCTCGAGATGCACGTTGAGCTGGACCTCGACGGCTTCGAGGACATGGGTATGGACGGCGAGCCGACAGGCATCAAGCTGCCGTACATTGTCACCGTCGACAAGGCCAGCAACGAGATCTTGGCCATCCGCAGAAACTATGCCGAGGGTGATCCGACCCGCGCGGCGATCCAGTACTTTGTTCATTACAAATTCCTGCCGGGTCTTGGGTTCTACGGCTTCGGCCTGACCCACATGATCGGCGGGCTGGGTCGCGCGGCGACCAGCATCCTGCGCCAACTCATCGATGCTGGTACGCTGTCGAACCTACCGGCTGGTTTCAAGGCGCGCGGCATGCGCGTTGCAAACAGCGACGAGCCGCTGCAGCCGGGTGAGTTCCGCGACATCGATGCGCCGGGTGGCAACATCCGCGATGCGATCATTCCGCTGCCGTACAAAGAGCCGTCGGCCACGCTTGGTCAGCTGCTCGGTGCACTGGTCGAGGGCGGTCGCCGCTTCATCTCGGTGGCAGACATGCAGGCCCAGAACATGGGTCAGGAACAGCCTGTCGGCACAACCGTCGCTCTGCTCGAGCGCGGCATGAAGGTGCTGTCGGCAATTCATAAGCGGCTGCACTACGGGCAGAAGCAGGAGTTCCGCATCCTTGCGCGGATCATCTCCGAGAACATGCCGCCGGTGTATCCGTACGAGCTCGAGGGCCAAGGTCAGCAGCTCAAGCAGCAAGACTTCGACGGCCGCGTGGACATCCTGCCGGTCAGCGATCCGAACATCTTCTCGATGGCGCAGCGCGTGGCTTTGGCGCAGGAGCAGCTCAAGCTGGCGCAGACCAACCCGCAGATGCACAACCTGCATGCCGCGTACCGCCGGATGTATCAGGCGCTCGAGGTGCAGAACATCGACGAGATCCTGCCCCCGCCGCAACAGCCGCAGCCCATGGATCCCGCAATGGAGAACGGCCGCGCTCTGGTTGGCACTCCGCTGCAGGCATTCCCCGATCAGAACCACGAAGCGCACATTCAGGCGCACGTCGCGTTCTACCGGATGCCGCTGGTGCAGGCGACACCGCATGCCGTCATCGCGATCGTGGCCCACATCATGGAGCACGTTGCTTTGATGGCTCGCATGCAGATGATGCAGCAGTCGCAAGAACTGATCCAACAGGTGCAGCTCGCCGTACAAACAGGTGCGATCGATGCTGCGAGTGCACAGCAGCAGATCCAGCAAGTGCAGATGGCGCTGCAGGATCCGAAGCACTCCGCCGATTACGCCGCACTTCTGCAGCAGCAGATCCTCGAGCGCCTCGTTCCCGAGCTTGTCCCGCCGCAACCTGATCCGATGGCCGACCCGCTGGTGCAGATCCGCCAGACAGAACTGCAGCTCGATCAGCAGAAGCTTATGCAGGACGGCCAGATCGATCAGGCCAAGCTGGCCCTCGACCAAGCCAAGCTCCAGCAGAAAGCCGCGGGAGAAGCAGCGCGCCTCGAGATGCAGGAAGAGATCGCCGACGACCGCAACACGGTCAACCGCGAGCGCATCGCCGCACAGATGGCGATGGCGATGACGCGCAACACAGGAGGCCAGTGATGCCGCTCAAGAAGGGTTCTTCGCAGAAGACGGTGTCGTCCAACATCTCGCAGCTGCGGGATGAGGGCTTTCCGCAGAAGCAGGCTATCGCCATTGCGCTCGAGCGCGCCGGCAAACAACGCAAGGCAGGCGGCGGGATGATCAAATCGTTCAGCCCGATTGCCCGTCCCCAAGCATTTCGAGGAGTGTTCTGATGCCCGCAATTACGATTGTCTTCGGGGAGATGACCCCAGTCGACGTGATGTCCAACGGCGACGACGGCCGCAACTGCCCGCTGCCCACCAAAGATCCTGAGTTAAACGCTCGGAACAAGGAAAAGGCCATCGAGGTTGCGAACTACCGCGATCCGGCCGACAGCGGCGCGTTCCGCCTGTCTGAGGTGTGTGGTAATTGTGCCGCATACAACCAAACTGAGGATGTCCTCGAGTGCATCGGCGATGAGTCGGGCGATCTGGGTTACTGCCAACTCTTGAAATTTGTGTGTTCTTCCGATTACACATGTGATAAATGGGCTACAGGTGGCCCGATCACAAGTGAAATAGAAGACGACTACAACGAGATCCTCTGATGGATGTAGTGGCTTTTGCGCAACATGTGTATCGGGTACTTCGCCAGCGCGAGGACGATATCAAAGAAGTCCTCGCCGCTGACGGTCTTCCCAACTGGGAAGAGTACAAGAAGCTTGTAGGGGAGCTACGGGGCCTCTCTTACGCGGCTGATGAAATGCGCGCCCTGCTGGAGAACCACGACGATTATGACGAAGACACTCTATCTTCCCGATCACGTCGCGCAGAAAATAAACGCTGAGAAAGCTGCCAAGGCCAAAGCCGCGGACGGTGACAGCGCGGAACCTTCTCTCGACAAAGCATACGTTGACGAAACCAGTCGCGTACTCGACCCCTCCCTCCTAGAAAAACCACTTCTGGAACGCCTGCCCCAACCGACGGGCTGGCGTGTTCTGGTCATGCCCTATCAGACTGCGCAGCAGACGAAGGGTGGCCTGTACATTCCGGACGAGGTTCGGGACCGGGAGACGGTGGCCACGGTCGTAGCCTATGTGCTGCGCGTCGGCCCTCTTGCCTACAAGGACCCCAACAAGTTTGGGCCTGACTGCGAGCCATGGTGCAAGCAGGGCGATTGGGTTTGCATCGGCCGCTATGCGGGTTCGAGGTTCAAGATCGACGGCGGTGAGATCCGGGTCATCAATGATGACGAAGTGATCGCCACTGTGCTTGAACCCACTGACATCAAAAGCGTTTAAGGAGAAGGTTCATGTCTGACCGACAGGACGACGACATCGAAGACGAAATCATCATCGAACAGGAAGATGATGAGAGTGAGTCCGAGCCCGAAGAAAAGGTTTCCAAGGCTGAGGCCGACGACTCCGATGAAGGCGAACTCGAAAGCTACAGCAAGGGTGTGCAGAAGCGCATCTCCCGTCTGACCGAGAAGTATCGGAAAGAGGAGCGTGACCGCCAAGAGGCTGTCCGTCTTGCACAGCAACTGCTGCAGGAAAAGCAGCAGCTCGAAGGTCGCCTCAAGCAGCTTGATAGCGGGTACTTGAATGAGTACGGCGCCCGTATCGAAGCACAGGTTACCGCCGCCCGCCGCGCGTACAAGGATGCGTACGAAGCTGGCGACACGGACAAAATGATCGAGGCTCAAGAAGCGCTCGCCCGTGCTACCACGGACAAGCAGCGTTACGACTTGGCCAAGAGCCGCGCCGATGAGCGGGTTCAGACAACTGCGGCACCGCCGCAGCAGCAATATGTTGCCCCTCAGCAACAAGCTGTTGCACAACAGCCACAGGTTGATCCCAAGGCTCAGAGCTGGGCGGAGAAGAACGATTGGTTCGGTCAGGACGAAGTCATGACCTACGCCGCGTTTGGTGTTCACCGTAAGCTGGTCGAAGAAGAAGGTTTTGACCCGCAGAGCGATGAATACTATAGTGAGATCGATCGCAGAATGCGTACGGAGTTTCCGCACAAGTTCCAAGCGTCGAAACCTTCGGGGAAAAGTCAGGTCGCACCCGCTGGCTCTTCAGCATCCCGCAGCACAAAACAGGGGCGCAGGACCGTGAAGCTATCACCGTCGCAGATCGCCATTGCGAAAAAGCTGA